GAGCGTCCAGAGATTCGTCTCCTCATTACCACCACCGAACTGAAGTGCAATTCGGTGATCGAGTTCACTGTCACAGATGTCAACCACACGACCACAGAGACAGCACTGCCCGGCATCCCTGAGCCAGATACGACGCTTGAGGGAAACACGTGCACTGCCACTGACACGACGCTGTTCCCCCTTCAGAATATTCACCCGTCGGGTGTTCAGAGTTTTGATTCTGCTCTGGAGTGTACGAAGCTCAGCCATGTAAAATCCCCGTCATATGGCAATCAGTAAAGGAAATAAATATGTCATCGAAAAACCGGACCCGCAGAACCACAACCCGCAATATCCGTTTCCCCAATCACATAATTGAACAGATCAACATCGCCCTTGAGCATAAAGGGTCCGGTAACTTTTCAGCGTGGGTTATTGAAGCCTGCAGGAGAAGGCTGGCAACAGATGCAACGCATCTGCGTACGGCCAGCATGACAAATAACGAGAAATGAACGTTCGGTTACAGGAGCAGGTACCCACTGTCCTCCAACAATATTTCATCTTCATACCCGGCGGAACAAGACTTACCCAGCCGGGATGTACAGAATAACAACAGAGTGATAATTAATTTCTGATGAAATAATCAGGGTGCAGAAGGACTAAAGATAAACGTTTTCTTCACGCCTTTACGCGGCCTGTCCTTCTCAAATCGCCATTTTGCCATCGCCTTTACAACCTGCTCATCAAACAGATGGTGCGGCTCTGAACGGATAAACTCAATTCGGGTGACAGTACCATCAGCACCAATATCAAACTTCACATCAACCCGTCCCTTTATATAATTTGCCGCTGCATAGGCCGGATATTGTGGTAATGCCTTCACCAATTGTCGGGGCATATCTGTTTTATGTTGCGTACAGCCCATAACCAGAGAAGACAACAAAATAATTAACGGAAGATTTCTTTTCATTTTCATTCCCGGCACAGATAAGAATAAGTCTTATTCTAACAATGCCACCCTGTCGGTCATCAATCCTCTGCTTGATGGCAACGACAATTATCCGACTTAAATCACAAATCAGACACATAACAGGGCTTGCGAGGTAACACATCGTCCGGCTTCTTCCACCATCGCACCGGACAGGCGACTATGAGGGGACAACGCCGCGCTCCGTTAACGCGGTAAACCCCGGTGTGTATCGTTTTTGATTATCCCCGCACACTCTCGCAGAGGAGTCTCCCTGTCGGGCTGCGGTCTCTGTTAATGCAGGAATACGGCGACAATACCGCGCATGGATAATAAGGTCGCTCAACACACTGGCTGTAATGCAGCGGATACCATGCGGCATTTAGCGGCATTCATCGTACACTCAACGGTTAGCTCTTCATTCGTGGCATTCACCTGAAAGGTCCGGGAGTGTAATTGCGTACATTTACCACTGAACGAACCTTCAACAAGAACACGACCACGCTGCAAAATACGGAACGGAATTGTTCCCTGAAAAGGTTCTACGGTTACCCGTAATTTCTTCATGTATCCTCCGGATAATAAAAAGCCAGCTTAGTGCACTGAGTGCGGATATATTCCTGCGCCCCTTCCAGCTGCTTCTGCATTGTCATCAACCGTTCTCTGAGGATGAAATAATCCCGTTCAGCGGTGTCTGCCAGTCGGGGGCCGGTTGCATTATCCACGCTGGAGGTGCCGGTGGCTTCACGCACGGTACCGGGGCAGGTGGCGTTGACCCGCAGGCGCTTACGACCAGCGGTAACATCAGCGCGCAGAGTTTCAATTTCAGCTCTCGCATCGGCTAATTCCTTCGTGTATCTGGCATCAAGCGCAGCGACATCTCGCTGGCGCTGCTGCATGTCAGTAATAGTGGCATTCGCCAGTTTCAGCTCACTGACTTTTTTATCGCGCTGCGCTTTGTAGGTGATGGCGTTATCGCGGTAATGATTCAGCCCCAGACTAAGCACACCACAGGCTACCAGCATGACAATAATCACCACACACAGAACACGGTTCATATCACCACCAACGGATTGCCCAGACCAGAACAGCAATGGCCACAATACGAATGGCAAATGCCATTGCCCGAATAAGTTCAGCACTCATCTTTTTAAAGTTCACGATTTCAGCGCAATGACCAGTTTTGCCAGCCCATACAGCATCGGAGACACAGCAATACCAACAGCCACCCACTTAATAGCAAAAGCCAGCGCTCTGCTGATGTCATCAGTCACTGTCACCCCAGCAGCCCCGACGAAGACAACATCACCCAGGCGAGGGACAGAAAAAGAGCAACCAGCATTAGTGAAAATGAAATACCGACAATCACACACAGGACCTTTGCCGGCGTTATGAGTTTGTCTGACATAGCTACCCCTTAATTGCCACAATTAACTGGGATACTACCCATAAAAAAGGGATGCTCCAGACCAGCAAAAATTTCCAGTTTGGTAATTGACTAATCATGAGTCGCAACTCCCTAATCAGTTTGCTAAAATCAATCAAGGCAGCCTCCCATAGCTTACTGCCATAAAAACAAAACCCCGCTTGCTGCCAACAAACGGGGTTTTTACTTTTATTCACTTACATTTTGCCAGTTCGCAGGATTTCGTGTTATCCGTCCGCCTTGGCCAACGTCATTTATTAGCAAAATATTCTGCTTATCTGTCGATTCCCCAGCACGCCAGCGCGCTCTCCTGGTCACGACGGGATACCTGACCGTAACAGTTATTTGAGCGAATACGGCAGTCCCTGCCACCGTCCTTAATCCACCAGCGAATCGCCTCACATGCTCCCCTGCGATCACCAGCATTAATTCGTCTGTAAAACGTCGACGGGAAACACTTACCGGGACCAATGTTGTACGGACAGAATGACGCGATCCCCGCTTTCTGGGGTTCGGTCAATGGCACTTTGATGTTTTTCTCCACCCATGCCAGCGCCTTATCACGTTCGATGGCGTTAACCTGGTCGCATTTCTCCTTCGACAACTTCATGCCCGGGACGACAGGTTTACCATCCACCAGAATGGCACCGCGACAGATGGTCCAGATACCCGCGCCATCACGGTATGCCGTGGTGTGGTTACCTTCCTTTTCATCCAGAAACTGGTCGAGGATTTCAGGCGCAGGCGCACCTGCGGCAATCAGCGCCAGAACGGCAGCCGACAGGCCGTATTTGATTTTGGTGTTCATGGATATTTATCAGGGTTTATCGATTTCAAATCCCTGGATATGTTAAGTCTTCAGGCCAGCGGTGGAGTCTTCAGAGAACCAGTAATTATTCCCGGTAGTTTTCCTTTGTAGGTTATCAACACATCCTGCGCCTCTAAAATTACGGGGCGCTTTTCCGGCGACTGCTCATCCCCTTCACATAACCCGGCAGCAACATCCAGGAAGACCTGTCTGATGCTCCTTCTGGCTGCTGCCTCATAAAACTCCAGCGCGGCACCTTCAACACGGTCCAGCGAGATGTCCATGTCAAAAATTTCACCGTCAAAGCGTTTTTTGTCCCGTAACGCTAAAGTTACCGTAACTTTATTCTCAAAATTGCGGATCCCTTTCACAATCAGTTCATATTTTTGAGTCATTGAATTACTCTCCCCGTGCAGCCTTACGCTTGTCTTCTTTAATCTTGAAATAAAGGTTTGTCAGATACGTCAGCAGGCCAAACAGCAGACTCCCCAGCACACCGATTGCCACCCACTGGGACGGAGAGACTTTGTCCAGCAGCTGCAGTAACCAGTATCCCGTCCCCACCGCTGACGTGGTGTATGACACACCTGTTGTGATTTTTTCCATCTGATGTATGTCTCCGTCACCGCCGACAGAAAATGAAAGTAAAGGAAAACAAAAAGCCGCCAGTGTCACCCACTGACGGCCAACGCCGGGAGCCGTGATTATGACATTCAGGCTCTGCTAAAAATGCCAGATAACATTCCGGCCCCCCTGATTCAGGTTATAAATGACACAATATCTTGACAACACCCGTCACTGTCTGTCAGAAAATGTACTGCCAGATATAAGTATCATGTGAAACCCAACTATCCTTCTTAGCCAGTACTTCTCCGACGAAAGTCAGTACTGGCTGTTTTTTTATTATGCTGCCGGTGCATTTATCTCCAGCACCAGACTTTCTATCTCAACGCCATACGCTGCATTTTTTGTAACATCCGTCAGCGTCAGCGCATTCAGCCCCAGTGTCAGACTGTCTTTTATGACCTGGAATGCCGGGCCAGCCACTCCATTCAGTTTCGGAGTAACCGTGGCACTGCCGGCGGTGAACACCAGCTCCAG